ATCGTACTCGTACACGTATGTCGGCTCCCGTCTGGCCTTCCGCGGCCGGCTCGTCAGGGCGTCGAGCGTTGTGGCGTATAAAGCGATAAGCGAGGTAGCATGACCGGCCGCGTAAAGCGTCAAAGCGGGAGCGAAGCGACAAAACGTCCGGTGTTTCCCGATGAGGGGAACACCGTCCCATACGGGCGTCAGCCCGTCGAAAAATATATTTTTTGATAACCGGTTTTAATGTTGATTATGAAAAATCGTACTTTTGCATTCAATTTAAAAGGTGGCGCTTCCCCATAAGCCGTGTGGTTTATCGTGGCAACAACAACGCGAACCCGAATGGCGGTGTGTCGATGTCGAATGCGAATAACGATGCTTCGAACACGAACACGAACATCGGTTCTCGTCTGAACAACAATCGAAAAGAAATTTTAATCGGCGTACAACACCGGGGACTTGTCCCCACCGTGGTGCCGAGGGAGGCAAGCCTCAGTAACAGCGGCCCGGAAGGGCTGGAAAACTGAAAAACAGAGTGTCGGGTAGGGTTTGGTAGGCCGGAAACGGTTCGAAGAAGCCGGGCCCGGGGGATTGAAGGCCCCGTATTAAAAAACAGTAAACAGTAATTTATGCGCAGGGTTGGGTATATCATCGAGGAGATCGTGGAGCCTTCCAACATGGAGGCCTCGTTCCGTCAGGTCCTTCGCGGCAGCAAGCGTAAACGCAGCCGCCAGGGGCGCCACCTGCTCGCGCATAAGCCCGAGGTGTTGGAGGAACTGACCGCGCAGATCGCATCCGGTACTTTCCGCGTGAAGGACTACCGCGAGCGCGAGATCATCGAGGGCAGCAAGCTGCGCCGCATCCAGGTGATCCCGATGAAGGACCGCATCGCCGTGCACGCCATCATGGCGGTGGTGGACCGCCATCTGCGGAAACGTTTCATCCGTACCACCTCCGCCAGCATCAAGAGACGGGGTATGCACGACCTCCTGGCGTATGTCCGCCGTGACATGGCCGAGGATCCTGATGGTACGCGTTACTGTTACAAGTTTGACATCACCAAGTTCTACGAGAGCGTGAAGCAGGATTTTGTGATGTATTGCGTCAGCCGGGTGTTTAAGGACGCGAAGCTCGTGGCCATGCTGGAGAGCTTCGTCCGCCTAATGCCTGAAGGCCTGAGTATCGGCCTCAGGAGCTCGCAGGGGCTGGGCAATTTGCTTTTGTCTGTGTATCTGGACCATTATCTGAAGGACAGGTACGCCGTGTGTCATTTCTACCGCTATTGTGATGACGGCGTCGTACTGGGTAAAACGAAAGCGGAACTGTGGAAGATTCGTGATGCCGTCCACGGGCATATTCAGCGTGCCGGTCTTCTGGTGAAGGGGAACGACCGTGTGTTTCCCCTGGGCGAGGGCATTGACTTTCTGGGATATGTGACTTTCGGTGCGGACCATGTCCGCCTTCGCAAGCGCATCAAGCAGAAGTTCGCCCGAAAAATGCACGAGGTAAAATCGAGAAGGAGGAGGCGTGAGCTGATAGCGTCGTTCTACGGGATGGCCAAGCACGCCGACTGTCATACGTTGTTTAAAAAATTAACAGGCAAAGACATGAGATCATTCAAAGACTTGAACGTTTCCTACAAGCCGGAGGACGGCAAGAAACGTTTTCCCGGGGTGGTGGTAAGCATCCGGGAGCTGGTGAACTTACCGATTGTGGTGAAGGACTTCGAGACGGGCATCAAGACCGAGCAGGGCGAGGACCGCTGTATCGTGGCCATCGAGCTGAACGGCGAGCCGAAGAAGTTCTTCACCAACAGCGAGGAGATGAAGAATATCCTCTCGCAAGTGAAGGAAATGCCGGACGGCTTCCCGTTCGAGACCACAATCAAGACGGAAACCTTCGGCAAGGGTAGAACCAAATACGTGTTTACATGAGACGAGTTGAAGGAACATCCGGGGTTAAACTGCTGGAGTGCGTGAGCCCGGCACGCAACGGATGGCGCATCCGCTGGGATGTGCAGGAAAGGGAGGACGGCTCCGCCTCCTACATGGAGGAGGGTTTCATCGGGAAACCCGGCCCGGACACTATAAAGTCCGTCATTACAGGCTGGTACAACGAACAGACCGACCGGGAGATACTTTCCGGGTTTGTCTATGAGGAGATGCCGGTATGGCTGTCAAGTGAGAACCAGTTCAACTACAAGGCGGCCTACGACCTGGCCGTCCAGACCGGCGGTGCGACGCTTCCGGTGACGTTCAAGTTCGGGACGGATGAGGAGCCCCGGTACCGGACGTTTGAGATTCTGGAGGAACTGACGGACTTCTACACGAAGGCCATGAGGCACATCCAGGATACACTGGCTGACGGCTGGAAGAAGAAAGACGCTTTTGATCCGGAAGATTACCGGGTGGAATGAACCCTTCGGGGGAGGGAAGAAAAAAGCCCCCGGCCTGTTATATAAAGTAACGCCAATCACTTTTATAAACAATACGCTCGCAGCGCACGACCGGGGGCAAATGCCCTCTGTCGCACTACGAGCGATTTTTGTTGTTTAAAAAATGATTGGCGATGCAAAGATATAAATTTTTTGTTGTATGAAAGTGATTGAGATATTAAACTTTAACCGGGAGCTGCTGAAAAGGATCCAGGCGGCCGGCATCCGTCTGGAGGACGCCCGGTATATCGACCTGTATGCGGACTATACCCGCCTGCTGGACCAGGGCGAGAAGGTCTCGTATGCCGTGGCCGTGCTGTCAGAGAGATATTCGGTGAGTGAGCGCAAGGTGTACGCGCTGGTGAAACGGTTCCAGAGTGACTGCAAGACGCTTGCAGTGTGAACAGGCCGTTCAATGTGGTTTGTGTGGCTTTTCTCCGTTATCTTTAGGGAGTTTCAATTTTTAGGAGGAAATGGCTATGAACAAGTATTATCGCATCCTGGACAAGATCCTTGCCACGGGAAAGACGCAGACCAATAAGAAGGGAAACATACAGTACCTTCTGAACGAGCAGCTGTCGCTGACACCGGCGGACCTGCTTGATATATTCGAGGGGCATCATATCGCCCGCAAGAAACTCCGCAGCGAGTTGCAGTTATTTATGCAGGGTGAGCGCAACGTGGAGAAGTACCGGGAGGCCGGCATCAACTGGTGGGACTATTGCGGCTCCATCCTGGTGAACAGTTACCCGACCTATTTCGAGAAGCTGCCCCCGTTGATAGCGAAAATCAACCGGGAGAGGCGCAACAGCAAGAACTACGTGCTTTTCCTGGGCGAGACCGGTGCCGAGAGCAACCAGGCGCCCTGCCTGAGCCTGGTGCAGTTCCAGCTGGATGGCGGTGAACTGGTGCTGTCCGCCTACCAGCGCAGCAGCGACGCGAACCTCGGGCTGCCTTCCGACATTTACCACCTGTACCTGATGGCCCGGCAGATAGAACTTCCCCTGAAGTCGATCACCCTCTACCTGGGCAATGTGCATATCTACGAGAACAATATCCCGGGTACCCGTGCGCTGATCGCCGGTGACGAGACGGTCCGTTTTGAACTGAACGTGTGATTTGCTGTACATGCCTTGCAGCGGGAACCGTTCATGTTTCCCGCAGTTTTTCGTTTATTCTGGGGACCTTTGCGGCCGTTTTAAAGCAGAATGAAATGAGAAAGATGTATTTGTCCGCCCCGCTTCCTTTCGTGGGGCAGAAACGCATGTTTGCGAAGGAATTTATCAAGGTGCTGGGACAGTTCCCGGACAGCACCGTGTTTGTGGATCTTTTCGGCGGTTCGGGCCTGCTGTCGCACATCACCAAATGTGTCAGACCTGACGCCACCGTTGTGTATAACGACTTCGACAACTACCGCCGAAGGCTTGCGAATATCCCGGCCACCAATGTGCTGTTATCTGATCTACGCAGGATAGCTGAAGGGGAACCCAGAAATAAACGTATAACCGGGGAGGCCCGTGAAAAGGTGTTCGCCCGCCTTGAAAGGGAGGAGAAGGAACGTGGCTATGTGGACTATATCACGCTGTCCTCGTCCCTGCTGTTTGCCATGAAGTACGTGCTCTCCCTGGAAGACATGAGGAAGGAGACGCTTTACAATAATATCCGGCAGACAGACTATCCCGAAGCAAAGGATTATCTGGAAGGACTGACTATAACCGGCGAAGACTATAAGGAAGTGTTCAAACGTTACAAGGATGTTCCGGGTGTGGTGTTCCTGGTTGATCCGCCGTACCTCTCCACCGAGGTGGGTACTTACAAAATGTATTGGCGTCTGGCTGACTACCTGGACGTGCTGACCGTTTTGAAAGGGCATCCGTTCGTGTACTTCACCTCGAACAAGTCCTCCATCCTGGAACTGTGCGACTGGATAGACCGGAACCCGTTTATCGGCAGCCCGTTCAAGAACTGCCGGAAAGTGGAGTTCAATGCGCACATGAATTATAATTCCAAGTACACGGACATGATGCTGTACACAGTGCAGGATGAAGCAGCGGATGTGGCAGCTTAA